ACAACAACAACAACAACAAGGGGCTTTAGGTGTTCCTCAAGGATTTACACCGGGTGTTGCAGTTAATCCTCAAATGGTTGTCGCGGCAAACCCAAGAGCGGTGAAGCAAGCAAACCGCGCTATGCGTTCTGTGCAAGCAGGTCAAAATGTTCGTGATGGTAGCACCGGAGTTGGTGATTTAGCGGGTGCTGGTTTTTACGGCCAAGCCGCTATGCAAGCGGGTAAGAATATCTTTCAAGGAATGAAGCAACGCCGAGAAGACCGAAGAGCCGCGAGAGCCGCTGACACTTCTAAAGAAGGAGGTATGCGACAACGCATGGGTGATTTCATGGGTAAGGTTGGTGAAGGACTTAGCAACTTACGACATGCCCCAGCCGCCGCAAAACAATCATTTAGAGATAGTCGCGCAAGGAGGGAAGATGAAACACGAAGAAATACACTTGAAACTGGTCTTGGTCGCGGGTCAAAAATAGAAGCAGAAACCGAGCGAAGAATGGTTCCGGGTAGTCAAAACTTTGACACAAACATGGATAGAGCGCGTGGAGCCATCAATCAACAACTTGCTCGCGACTACAACATTAATGTTCCAACCGATAGTGAAGGCAACCCAACTATGACTGCTCAAGATGCCATGCGTGATGAAATTAAACGGATTGGTGATAGACGCGCTCAACCGCAAAAAACTTTCTTCCAATCTATGAAAGAGATGGGTGATGAGCGACGCGCTGGTAATCAAGCACAAAAAGAAGGAGCGGCATACGCGCCTTCTAATGTCGTGCCGGAAGAAGAACCGCAACCGCCAGCATTGCCGAAACCACCAACACCCGAAGCGGAGCGCGCGGCTAATACTGATATAGTGCCGAAGGAAGAAGAACGAGAAAGTCCATTCAACTTTGTGCCGGAAGGAGAAGGACCCGATAGAAGCGAACCGCCACAAGACGCGGGGAAACCAATGGAGGTTGAACCCGAAACCGCTACGGCGACTGAACCGGATGCAAGAGAGGCGGCATTCCGCGAACAGTTCGGTAGGCAAGGTGGCGAGAAAGGAACTGGATACGCGATGGGTGGTAAGTCGGGTAAAGAACTATTAGGTAGGGGTATGGAGAGCGATATTGATTTATCCAATGTTGACCAACAATTAACAGAACAAATGATTCAAAGTTTGGGAATCAATGATAATAAAATCGGTCAAGCGATTATGCAAAGACTTCGCGCGCTTCCTCAATATGTCAAAGAGCAAGCGGCGCAAGGTGATTCTCAAGCAATGGAGCGTGTTGAAGATGAAGCCGAAGCCGCGGTTGAAGAATCATCGGGTGAAGGAGGAAAAAAACCAAGCCCGTTCAATTTTCAAAATCCCGATATGGCAAGTGAAATGAAGGATATAGGAGCAATGAATCTAAGTGAAGATAATCACAAAGCGTCATGGGATTCATTATTGAAAGGGTTAGATATTAGGTGATGGCGTGTGCAGTCGCTATCACTTGAAGCAATTGAGGAAATTGACTTTGAGGTAGCGAAGCGTGACTTTAAATTCTTCTTTGAAGAAATACTTGGGTTTCAATTATCACATCATCACGAACGATGGTTCAACAATCTTGAAACACGAAAGCGATACTGTGTCAAAGCGGCGCGTGACCACGGCAAATCAACGCTATTTCTTGGCTATATGCTTTGGAAAACGGCATTCAACCCAAAGACCAAAGCGGTATTAATTTCACACAGTCTTCACCAGTCTATACACCACATGCGAACACTCAATGATTTAATTGATGGTGTGCCGTTTCTTGCTAAAATGAAGAAAGCGGATTCTTGGTCTAAGACATTTTTTGGTTTTTCTAATGGTTCTAACATTAGCGCGAAGTCGGTTGGTGGTGCTATCCGTGGTATCCACCCCGACCTTATTCTATGCGACGACATTCTGTGGGGAACAACCGACACAGAACTTGCTCGCGTCGCATCATGGTTTTACGAAGTTCTTGTTCCGACGCTCCACCATACATCAAAACTAATGATAGTCGGAACACCTTTTACTCCAACTGATTTATACACAGAACTTGAAAGTCGCGAAGGTTATCTTGTTGAAACATATCCGGCTATAAATGTCAAAGGTGAAGCGTTATGGCCGGAACGCTGGGACTTAGAATCATTGGATGCGCGCAGGGCTGATATGCCAGCGATTGCATTTGCGCGTGAATATCTTTGTGAACCGATGGATGATGTATCAAGTTTATTCCCTTCAACTGTATTACAATTAGCAAAAGATAACACACTCAAACTCATTGACCGCGAGGTTGGTGACCCCGATGACCAATACTTCATCGGTTGGGACCCTGCTATTTCGAGTGACCGGGCGGCTGACTACACCGTTATGGTGGTGCTTCGTCGCCCATCAACCAACCCCGAATTGCTTGAATTGGTTCATGCAGTTCGTCGTAAGAATATGGATTTCCGAACACAGATTATGGAGATTCAAAGACTAAACGCGAAGTTCAACCCCGATGTGATTGAACTTGAAGCAAACAACTTTCAGCGTGTGTTTGCTACTGAACTACGCGCAGATACAGACTTACCTATCAAAACATTTATCTCCACGCGCCAACGCCGTGAGTCACTTCTTATGGGATTAGTTTTGCGATTTGAAAATGAGCAGATGAGATTGCCGTGGGGCGACGACCGTTCGCGAACAATGATGAGTGAATTAGAACGCGAACTGATGATGTTTGGTATGTCGAAAAAAGGTAAGTTGGACAGCATTGGTCGCCATGACGACTTTGCTATCGCTCTCGCGTTGGCTCATTGGGCTACCACGGAGTTCCGTGAACGAATCGTGGACTTAGATGAAATAATGGAGGGGTTGTTAGATTGACTGATTGTAATTGTGAATTTTGTGTAGGAACGAATGCGGCTTTTGATATGCTTGAAAAGAAACTGTGTCCAGCAGGTAAAGCCGCGGCGAAGCGTAAATTCAAAGTTTATCCAAGCGCGTATGCGAATGGATGGGCGGTTCAATACTGTCGCGGTAAATTCAAAGGCAAGAAGAAAGGAGGCAAAAAGAAATGAAACTCAAGAAAGATAAATGCTGTTGCGGTGGCACAAAAAAGACTCCATGCGTTTGTATGATTGAAGGAAATCAATGTTCTGCTAAATCTCCTAAATGTCCATGCTATGCTTTAATGGACAAGCAAAAAACTGCTTTGAAAAAGATGGTGCGAGTGGTATGACGGTTGAGAAAAACTTGAACCGATGGTTCAAGGAAAAGTGGGTTGATGTATCGCGCACAGGTAAGGATGGTAAGCATCCTCCATGTGGGCGTAGCAAAGCCAACAAATCTTCTAAGGGGTATCCAAAGTGTCGCCCCTCCGTCAAGGTATCAAGTAAGACTCCAAAGACCAGCGGCTCCATGTCGTCGGGTCAAAAACGCGCGGCTACTAAAAGAAAGCGCAGTAAAAAACAAGGAGTGGGTGGAAAACCTACGGTGGTTAAAATGGAATACGAATACATAATGCACGAACCAATAACAGCAGAAGAGTTAGCGATGATGAATGATGAAGACATAGCAAAAGAGGTATCTTTTTGTGATTGTTGCTCACCGTTTGACATAGCAAGTTCTGTGTTGAAAGCCAAGAAAAAAAGCAAGCCATTTCATGGTTACAACCCGAATAAGCACAGTCGTAAAGGTGGGCTAAATGCCAAAGGACGCGCCGCCGCAAAGCGTAAGAGTGGTGCTAATCTTAAACCCCCTGTGACTACCAAACCAAGTAAATTAAAACCGGGCGGCAAGAAGGCTAAAAGGCGTAAATCATTCTGTGCGAGAATGGGCGGTAGTAAAGGCCCGACCAGCAAAGGTGGTAAACTTACTCCAAAAGGTGCGGCATTGAAAAGATGGAATTGTTAAAATGTTTAATTATTGCGGGTGGTGTTATGTTGAGCGAAATATTTACCCGTTTGGATTATGTAAGAAGTGTTGGATTAAGAACGGAAAACCCCAAGCAATGAAAAAAGGTGGAGTAAAATGATGATTGATTTATCCGACGAAAACGCTTTTATTGATATGATATTAAAAAATACCATAGAGGGGGCATCGTTTGGTGACGCACCACAACCAACTAATCAAGGACAAGGTGTAGCAAACGCCAACCCGACACCACCTAAACCCAATGAAACTGGTGAGCAAGAGGAAGAAGATAAAATAAAACAAGTAGTGCAAGAACAACTTAAGCGTTCGCTACCCGATGGGGGTTGGTTTCAATCAATGTTTGGTCGTGGTGCTGGCGATTTAGTCAAAGATTTGAGAATGGCGCGTCGTGAACACAAAGATATGCGCGATGCTATTGACCATGCTATCAATGCAATCCGTATAGCAAAGAAACAAGAAGTTGAAGCAACTCTTCAATCTATTGAATGGATTGGTAAGCATGAAGATACGGTTAGAAATTTAGGTATTAGTGAGCGCGACCTTCAAGCACTTCGTAAACACGGTTTGACTCGCGAGTATGCACTTCGGCGCGCTTGTGTTCAATGGGAGAAAGCGAACGACATCATCAGTAAGTTGCTTTTGATAGATGGAGAATTTAATGATGAACAAAGACAGATGTGGATTGACGCGCAACATTTGAAAAAAAATTCTAAAAAAGAATGGAAAAATAGTTTGCATTCAATTGACAACATCAAAAAAAGCGAAGCGATATGGTTGACTAAAGCAACATCAATACTTGAAAAGCGCGGTCCTTTATCAGCAAGAGAACTCGTTGGTAGTATGAGTGGAGTAAAAAGTTTGACTACACAGAAGTTGAGCGCGCTTTTCAAAATGCATGGGGTTGAATATGATATTGAAAAGATTGGTGCTTCATGGGGTGTAGTTCGCGATGACACGGTTATTTTCAAAGATGTATGGGCTTACGCCGCTGGATTTCTTGACGCTGATGGTTATATTACAATTACTAAGCGTCTTGAACCAAGGGCTGGGTTCATAGCCACAGGAGAAAGAGGTAAGATGCATTGCGAACAATTACACAAGGCTCTTGGCTGTGGTGTTCTTCAAACAGATTTAAAAATTCATAAAAATAGCAGACGGACACAACATAGATTACAGTTTTATAGTGAGAACGATTTAAGGAAATTAATGAAAGGTTTGCGCCCCCATCTCCGAATGAAAAAAGGTCAAGCGGGTGCTGTTCTTGAATTGCTTGATTTGCGCGGTCGTAAAACTGACATCATTAAATCACGACGCGATGAATTGTATCGTATAGTAAAATGGTTAAATTGGAAAGATGTGCCGGACAAGCGTGAAGAATTGCTTAAAGACTGGAACATTGATGAACTCGGACTTCATGCGATGTTTAATCGGGACGGCGAAACCCTGCGTCTTCTTGACGACGCTAACCGACTTGTGGAGATGATTTAATGGTGGAAGAGAAAGGCTTAGTTGGTCGTTTTTTGTCAAGATTGACAAAGCCGTTTAGTCGGCGCACAACACCGGAACCACAAATGCCTCTTTGGAAAACTGGTATCCAAGAACCTGTTTTAGTTCAAGGTGTATCAATCCCCGCTCTTTACGCAACAGTTCAAGAGTCTATCATTCTGCGAACAACCATCAACACACTATGTCAAGAAATTTTCCGTCGCGGTTATTATTGGGAGAAAAAATTTCACAAGAAATGCATTAATTGTCAAGAAGAATATCAACACGACACAATTGATGATTGCCGAATATGTGGTAATGAAGAATTCGATAGCCCCGATGCTAACCAAATACTATACCCGCGCTGGTTGTTAAAGCAACGCAACAGTATGGACCAATCATTTATTGAAGTGATGAAAGAGATTGAATGGGATTTAGATATTGTTGATGATGCATTTTTACTACTCATCAAAGAATACTTCATTGACCCAAAAAGTGGCGAGATTGAGTTCTTCCGAGTCAAAGAATTAGTGCGTGGTGACCCAACATTTATGCGTATTGTAGCAGATAAAGCGGGTAAGCGCGGAGGCAGATATTTGTTATGTCCTGTTCATCGCGATAAAACATACCCACACAACGGCGACCACAGTAAATGTGATGTATGCTCTCTCCCCCTCCAAGATGTTCATTACATTAACACAGCAGGGAGTGGAAAAACACAATACTACATCGAAGGTGAAGTGTTGCACCTCTCCAAATTCAACCCGTCTAAGTTGTATGGTCGTTCACCCGTCGCCAGCATGTGGCGACAAGCGCAATCACTCACAGCGATGGACAATTACATTTACCTCGCGTATCAAAAGAGAAGAATACCACGCGGTGTTCTCGCAATCACCACTGACAATATTCAATCAACGGCATCTTTTTGGAAAGGAGCAGAAGAAAAAATGGAGCGCGACCCTCACTATATTCCGAAAGTTGGTGTTGAATCAGCATCGGGGCGCGGTAAAGTTGAGTTTGTTCGCTTTATGGACAGTCTTGATGAAATGCAATACGCGCAAGTCCGTGATGAGATAAGAATGCGCATCGCGGCTTTCTATGGTGTATCTAATGTTTTCATGATGGACGCTGGTAAGTCCGGTGGTTTGAACAATGAAGGTATGCAAATTCTTGTAACTAACCGAGCAGTTGAGTCCGGTCAAAAATTATATTCACGCGAATTATTCCCAAGAATGTTAGACCAAATGGGAGTCGAAGATTGGACATTGACTCTTTATCCGAATGAAGAAGAAGATGAAATAACACGACTTCGCCGCGATGAACAAGAAGTTAACATCGCACAGCGTATGCAAGCACTTGGATTCCAACCGGAATTAACAGAAGATGCAGGTCGCGATATACGCTTTGTCTATAAGAAACCCGACCCGCAAGAAGCCATGATGCAACAGCAAGGTGGCGCGCAGGGCGGTGCAATGCCACCGGGAGGCGGTATGCCGCCGGGTGGCGGTATGGCTCCACCAATGCCGCCGGGGGGCGGTGGCATACCTCCACAGGGTGGGGGCGCGATGATGCCGCCGGGGGCAGGGGCTTCTCCTTCGGCTGGGGGAGCGTCCCCGCCCGGAGGCGGTCAAATCATGATGATGGAGAAAGCAATCGGATTAGGTGAAGGAACAGGTCAACGCGAGCGTGGCCCTGCACCTATTAGTTCCGAAACTCATCAATCCGGCGCACCTTCCACTAAGAAAAATCAGCGCGGTGCTAAGAAGACACCGTTAGAACAAGCACTTGATAGTGTTCAAGCCGCGAAAGACCCAACTAACAAAGAAAAAGAAAGTGGTTTTTAGGGATAAGTTAAAGACTTACCCGCGCCTCGTCCACCGCATGAGCCTAT